GCGTTGTATCGTTTTTGATAGTCAATAGTTGCATCAACATCGTTTTGGTAAAAGTGCTGAAATATTGCGTTGTTAGTCGGTGAACACGGAATTGTAAAACCTTGTGAATAGTCCGTAAATATTTTACTTATATCCGAAATATTTTGAATGGTTGAACTTACGGAAATCTTCTCATCGTTAAATAATTCTAAACGTGAAAATTCTAACTCGGTTTGTGCTAAAGCCGTTTCTATAAATATTGCTACTTGCCTTTTCATTAAATAACTGAATTAATAACATCAAATGCAAACTCAAATTCCAAACTATAATTTATTTGTTTCGTGTTTATATGCTTAAACAACTCCGTGCTTTTAGTATTAATCTTTGCAGGTTTATCGTCAATTAGTATTCGTTCGCTTAACATTATTTGTTTTAAAACTTCCTTCCAAGTTTCGTAAACCCAACCTGTGTTAACTTTAACACTTTTTTTGCCGTTAGCGTTAAATACTTTTCTTTGTCCTTCCTTTACGTTGTAGCTAAAACTATCTGTTTGCATCAAATTGTATTCCGTGTTTTCAACGCTAAAATTGTCGTTACTTGCCTTAAAGAAAAACTCACGTTGCCAAGCTCCATACTTGTTTACAAAGTCAATTATAACAGGTGTATATTTACATTCTTCTTGTGGGTAAAAATACCAAGTCGCTTGTACTGCTGAAGCTCCGTTTAAAATTTCTACTTTGTTTCCTACTGCTACGTTTGCGGTTCTTACTCGTGGTATGTCAAATGTTGCACTTGCTACTGCTAAACTTGTAACAACAGGTGTTGAATCAAAACTTGTGTAACGTGCTGTAAAACTTGCGCCTGTTGTTACTCGTATTTTTCCTGCGTCTGAAGTAGGATTATAATAATAATTTCCTGCATCTAAACCGTAGTTTAAATTGTCAAAATTAAATCCTTGTTCGTAATATGAATAACCGTCAAATGCTATGTAATCAATTGTATTTAAAAGAGTATAAGTCAAACCTACTAATTTATAACGTTTAACCCTTACGTTTACTCGTTCATTTGTTGGGTTTGTTGCTGCAGCGTTTCCACCTGCTGAACAACTTGTAAATCTTATGTATTCACGAATGTATGGTGATATGTCGTAAAGTGTTTCAACGTTGTTTGACGCTGGTATTAATTTACTCAACGTGTATTGTGGACTTCCTAAAAAAGAACCATTTGCTAAAAACAATTCTAATTTAGAACCGTTTTGCCCTGTTTCTGCAATCCTAATTAAATACGGTGAACGTGCAAATATATTAGCCATTATTTCTTTTCGTTTTTAAATTGTGTTTGTTTAAATAAATTCATTGCGTCTAAACCAAACTTCTCAACAAGTTCATCAGGCAATCTTTTAAATGCGCTTTCAAATGGTTTGGTAAAAAATAAACTCGGTTTAATTCCTTGTGCAAATATTCTTTTCTGCAACCAAAAACCCAAACTTTTATAACCACCCTTTGCAAATGTTCCGTCTGCATTTCTAAATCTTATGTTCTTTTTTTGCGCCCATTTACTCAAAGGTTCAACAGGTGGCATTTTACTTTTAAAACTAAACGGACTATTCGGAGCTTTTTGTTTTCCGTTTTTTACTAAACTTGGTTTTGCGCCCTTAACTCCTTTGTCTTGAAATTGCCCGTATTGGTTCATTTCAAACTCTATACTCAACGAATTAGGCATTGCCTTAACATTTCCTTTCAAACTTTCGTAAAGTCCCTTAGAAACGTTCTTTTGACTTCGTGTTAAATTTGAACGTGCTTCTTTAATAACGTAATCACGAAACCTTTCAAGTTCTTTTTGTACTTCGCTCTGTTTCATTTTAACAAATAGTCATTTCGTTCGGTGTTACTACGTCAAAAGTCATCGTCCATCCTGCCATATAATTCTCAAAACGTTCTGTAAATGGTTCTAAATTTGCAGTTCCTTCAACCATAAATAAGTCGTATGCTAAACTTCCGTGTTTTATTATTTCGTATGCCCTGTTTAATACTGCGTGTTGTGTATTTAGTACGTCAATTTCGTTGTCGTTACCTAAAAATATATCGGTAGTTGCGCTCTTTGATAAGTCTACAACATCCATTGCTATTAAACTAATATTCCAAGTCGTTGTGCGTTCGTCTAACGTGCAGTTATTAACCATTATATGTAATAAAGGAAATATTGTTTGTTTGCTTAAATCAACTTTAAATATGTCGCCTTGTGTTACCGTGTTAACAATAACGTCTGCGTCAAAGTGTGTTTTTAGTTTGTCTAATAAGTTGTAATATCCTGTCATCTTTTTAGTTTATTTAATTGGCGTTGTTCAATTTCTTGCTTTTGCTTTTCGAAGGTAAGATAGGTGAGACATTGAGTAAGTCTATATCCGGTGACTGTGTCAAATCTTGTAACGTCTCCTTGAGCGAGTGCATAAATTGATTGATACCAACCCCATTGTTTTCCAAATTGAGCTTGTTCGCTAAACTCGTTTCCGTCTTCTTGTTCGTCTTTATCTGCCGTTCCAAATAAGTAAGCGTAGCTGTCAATAATTCGCTTCCTAAATTCCAAAAAAAAACACTTGAACTTATTGCTATGTCAACAGGCGTAAACTTCATTAGTTCTTGCATTGAATCCATAGGTTTGTAATCAACTATTTCGTACTTATCTTTGAACTTCATCTTTATAGGACGATACATAACAGCCATTGCTTTATGGTAGTCTTCCCACTTTAACAAGTTGTTTTCCAAATCTACATATTCGCCAAAACTTATTTCTTCAAGGTTAGTTATAAATCCAAATTCTTGTGTTCCTATTTTAAACGTTGGTTGAAACTTTGGCTTTTCGCTAAACAACTTTGTGAAGTGTGTTATTAATTCGTTTAAACTTGTCAACTTCATTTTTACAATATCCTTTAATTCTATACCGCAGAATATTTGAACCATTTTTTGTGCTATAAATTCTTCGTCGTTGCTTCCCTGTTGAACCTTTAAAAATTCTTGGTAGCTTTTTAATGGTATTTCACTTAAAGTTGTTGGTACGTTTATTTCTAACTTCATATCTTAATAATTAATTATTCGTGTTTTTGTTGTGTTCGTTTTTTTGTATGTATTCGTATGCGTGTTTCAGTAAGTTAATATCTCTAATGTCTCGTAAATAAATACGAACCTTTACACCTTTTTTTTTGTAGATGTAAATTTGTACGCATTGCATCATTACTTCTAAATCATTCATCTTATAAAATATAAACCTTTTGTTGGATTGTCTAATTGATATGCTACTGCGTAACGCAAAGCATCTATTGCGTGGTTGTGTTTGTCTATTGGTGTTTTTGACTTCTTCTCAAGCCAAGAATAGTTGTTTAGTTCTTTTATTAAATCTATGCTATCTTCTGTAATTACAAGGTCGTAATCCTGTAGTAAACTTATTCCGTAAATTACAGAGTCTGCACCTTTAATTGTAGGTACAACGTTATTTCCAAGTGCGTTTAGTTCGCTTATTAATCTTGGTTCTGAATTATCGCCGACTATTAAATCTTTACCTGCAAAGTCTGAATTTAATCTTGCTATTTGGCTTGTTGTTAACGCCTGTTTATAGTACAGTAACTTAACGTAAATTATTTTGTTTGCTTTGTCTATGTTTGTCTTAACTAAAGTTGTAGGGTCTGCACTAAATCCGTAGTCTTGACCATACACACTTACTCCAACTTCTTTAAAGTCTCCTATCTTCCAATTGGTAAATATAACTCCTTCAGCTTTATCAAGCCAACCACCAAGTATTGTGTGTTTGTATTTTTCAGGTCTTCGTTCTTTTATGTATTCAACTTGTTTTAAAAAAGACTCGGATAGGTTTTCAATGTTATCCAAGTACGTTGTGTGTATGTACGTGGTATCGTTTTTTATTAGTGTTGTGCCTTGTTCTATTCCTTTGCTTTCAAAGAACTTATCGTATATAAAATGTTCTTTTGTTGTTGGGTTTAAAATAAGAATAACTCTGTTTTGTTTTGTCTTGTGCCTTATGGATAAATCTATTTTATCAAAGGTATCTTCGTCTGTAAGTTCTTCGGCTTCGTCAAGTACCCACGTAGTAACTCCTTGTAAAGATTTTAAATTTGCCGTTTGTGTTCCAGAACTTGTCTTTATTCCTTTAAATATTATTTTGCTACCGGTTTGTAGATTTATTATTTCGTCTTTTGTTACGACAAATTGGTCTTGCATTTGCATCAACTCAATCTTTTCTATAAATTCCGGTATTATTGAAATGGATGCTGAAACTAAAGTATAACGTGTGAACAGTACAACGTGTCCGCTTTCCTTCGTAAGTAATAACAGGAACGTTGTAACGCTGTAAGACTTGGACGAACCACGACCACCTGTTACAATAAAGTAACGTGAAGGACTTCCTAAATAATTAAACTTTTTATTTAAGACTATCAATTTTAAATAAGTCTTTTACATCAAAGTCTGAAACACTTAAGTTAGTATCTGTAGTTTGTTTAGGCGCTCCATAGCAACTATCCATAAGTGCCTTGTAAGCGTTTACGTCTCCTTTACCTGCCTTTAATAACATAGCCAAAGTAATTGCTTGTTCTTGCGTTAAAGTTTCTTGTTCGCCTGTTAAAACGTTCTTTTGACTTGAAGCAAATTCTAACAACTCTTTTACAATTGTGCTGCGGTTTCTACTGCCTTTTGGTCTTCCATTTGGATTTGCATTATTGCCTTTTTCAAATGGTTTTAAATTTTCTTCATTTGCCATTTTTTCACGATTGATTCACGATTAAACTATTTTTCTTCAGTCGTTACTTCTTCTGTTTGTTCTGGACTGTACTCGTTGTAAATTACTCGCAGCTTACTTACTAAATCTCTTAAACAACTTGAACACGTACTAAACGTTAATTTTTGGTTTAGTACACGGTTGTTAATTGCAATTAGACTTGTTTGTTCATCGCTTGTTAAGGTGTTCGTGTTTTGTTTGAAGTAAGCGTCTAACGTGTTAAACTCGTCTTCTGTTAAACACAATGGTTTTGCATACGGAAATAGTTTATTCAACTTTTCTTTTCTCTCATCGCATCCGCAGTCTTCACCTGCAATAAATTTAACAAGTTTGTCTATTCCTGTTGCTTCTGTAATCTTTGCGATTGTATCGCCTAATCCTTTACTTTTCATTTTTTCTTTTTTATTAGTTCGTAATCTTGGTTTATAAAATCTTGGTAGTCTTCCCCTACGTTATTCTTTATTCGTTTTTTGCAAGTTTTAACCGTGTTAAATATACTTGTTACACTTATGTTTGTTTCACTACTTATTTGTCTTAAACTTTTATTCGTGTTTTTGTACAGTTCAAATAATTGTTTGTCGTACCAGTGCCAACTATCACATTCTAAATCTACATTATTTAACAGGTCGTTGTAAGCTTCGTTTTCTTCTGTGTTGTTTTCTTCTGCTAAATTGTAAACGTCTTCTAAAGGTATAAATGAGATTTTGTTCTTTTTGTTTATGTGTTGAAGGAAAGTATTCTTGAGAGCCAACCACATATATCCTTTACTTATGTTTCCGTCTTTAAATAGTTTTTCTTCGCTACTCCATTTGTACAACATTATGTACGTTTCTTGTACGATGTCTTCAGCAAAAAAATATTCGCCAAATTGATTAACCATTTTAACCCATTCGTTATGATGCTTTGCAACTTTAGTTAACCATTCCAATATTTCATTGTTTAGATATTAAGCAAATGTATGATTAATTTTTCAACAATAAACAAACGAATTTATTAACAATTAGTTGTGTAGAACAAAATAACCTGAAAATAACCTTTTGAAAGGTTGGTTTAACCTATTGAAAGGTTGGTAACAAAAAAAGCGCAAACAATTAAGTCTGCGCCTACGTTTTTAGCTTAAAAATTTTATCTATTTACGAAGTTATCTATTTTTTTAAGCGTTGAAAGTGAAACATCCTTGCCTTCTAAAAAGTTTGTAAGTTGGAAGAAGTGAAATTTATTTCCTTTGTCCTGTATTTCTTTTACTATGCTGTTTCGTTTTTTAAAAGCTAAAATCTTTTTTAATTCCTTGCGTAATTGTTCGTCTTGTATGTGCATAATTAAAACGGTAAATCGTCATTTACATCTAAATTAACATAATTTACTGGCTTTAATGTACTATTAATTTGTGGCTCATTTTTATTTATTTGTGGCTCATTCTTTACAAATGGTTCACTAAAACTTGCCGACATAAATTTAACTCCTTTTGCTGAAGTCTTCATCCATAACGCTACTTCCATATCCTTACCATTTACGTTTACTTTGCCTTTGTAGTCGGGGTGGTTTTCCGCTTTTTTGTTGTCGTTCTTAAAAATTGCACCTGTGTTGTTTCTTGTTTCCATTTTTATTTGTTTTTTTCTGTTATAAATTCTAATGTTTTACTATCAATGTATTCTTGTACTTCTAACCATTGTTCAACGGTTACTGAATTTGGCAAGGTTGTTTCCCAATATAAACGCCAAAAAGACGTAGTATCTTGACCGTTTACAATTTGTTCTTGTGTTTTCATATTATTTATTTAGATTGTTTGTATTCGTGTTTTAATCGTTCCAAGTAAAGAACAAAGTCCATTGCTTCTTCTTGTGCGTGTGTAAGCCATTCTAACGTGCTTAAATCCGTTCGTTCTAGCGTTGTTTTGTATTTCTTTATTCCTGCTTCTGAACGTTCTTTAAATTTAGCCATTACGCTTAAAACGTTTTTGTCTTGTATTTGTATGTCCATAATTTAAAATTTACCGCGTCCTGTGAATATTTGACATTTTATTACTTCTTTGTTTATAAAACAAATGTAGTTCCATAGTTTTTTAATTCGTGTTTCCATAGTTTTCTATTTCGTGTTTAATGTCTAATAAATATTTGTGTGCTAAACTTCCTTCGTTAATGTATAAACCATTTCTAAAATCTAACATCTCATCAACTGCTATTAATGCACATTGTTGACTCCAATAATCTCTTTTTACAATATTAGATTGTAATAAACAATACCAATAACTATCGTATAAATCTTTTGCCTTTTCTTTTGGTGTCATATCAGCCAATTAAATAAATTGTAAATACCAACGGCAGCAAAACCATAAATTGCTATCCAAATAATAATTGCTATTGCTTTTTCTTTCATATTGTTACATTGTTTTCGTTTATAAAATAGTTTAGTTTTTCCCTTACTGCAAACATTGCTTCGTTGCCGTTGTATTTATACTCGCTTCTTAACCAATTGTCAAACTCACACAATGCTGCGTAGTAATTAATTCCTTTGGTTGCAAAGTCAAAATCTTCTTTGTCTTCAGGCAAATTAAATTCAAGTATTGCTTTCATATCTTATCGTATATTATCGTATAAATACGAATCATATTGTTTCTATTAAATTGTTAAAATAAATTCTTGCTTCTTCTACTTTGTTTTGTATTTCCCAAATTACAGTTTCATCACGTTCTATTTTAAACACTTTTACTTTTGTTTGTTCTGGAAGGTGGTCAAAGTTATGTTTCTTTTCTACGTATTCTCTAATTTCTGCGTCTTCGTCAATTTTAAATTGTTTCCAATGTTCACGTCTAATTTCGTCTTCAACTATTTCTAAAGGTGTGTTTACTAAACAATAACAAAGTAGTGCTTCGGTTTTTCCCGTTAACCACATGTAACCCTGTAGTTGATAGTAGTAATCCTTTGTAGGTATTTCGTCTTCAAAGAACGGAAACGTGTGTGCTTCGTAACTGCATTTTATGTCAAGTAAAATTTCATTCGTGTTTACGTCAGGTGTTCCTGTTATCCAATCGTTGTTAAAATGTTCTTCGTTCTTAAAAATAAACCCTAATCCTAAAACATCGTTTACCAAACTAATTGCTTCGTCTTCGCATTGTAAACCCTTGTCCGTGTAACGTGAACTAAACTCTTTTTTAATTCCGTATTTTTCTTCTAAAACAAGCTCTTGTATGTAACTCTTTGCTGTTTTGCTTAATGTCTCGGTCTTGGTGCGTGGAGCGGTCATCAACCGCCCCAATGCTGAACAACGTATTTTCATACTTCTAACGTTTTTAATTGTGCAGGTGTTAAACTAAACTTTGTTGTTAGTTCTTCAACTGTGTATTCTCCTTTGCTAATTGCGTCAATAGCTTTTTGAAAACGTGCGTTGTCTATTGTAGACTTTTTTGGTTCGTGTTTTACTTGTTCTCCAGAAGCGTCTGTGTCTTTATCGGTAACTAAACCAAGCATCGAACTTAATGCGTAACGTCTTAAATAAGTAATTGCGCTCCCTAATACTTGAAACTCATTCATTCCTTTTAAAATTACTCCTTGCGGAATATCAATTTTACTTTCGATACTTTCAGCACTTTCAACGTGAAATAAACAAGTTGCAATTTGTGTTCCGTTAATTAATTGTGTAAATCCTAGTCCGTGTTTTTTTAGAAGTGGGTTAATTACTTCAAAGATTTTCGGTAAGTCTGCATAGGTGTAACCGTAACCTTGTGTTGCTTTGTGAATAACTGGTACTTCTTGTTGAAATTCTGCTAAACTTTTAAATAAATGTTTCATAGTTTTTGTTTTAAATTATTTGTTGTTATAAGTATTGCACATTGCAATAAATCTTTTTCTTGGTAGTTTTCTAAATTGCTCGTAAGTTAAACCGTTTGCTTGTGCAATTAGTACCATTTTTGCGTTTAATTCTGCGATTGTTTTCATAGTTGTTGTTTTTAATTATATACAAATATACAAATACTTATTTAATAAACAACTATTTTTTTAATTTATTTTTGATAAATCGCTAATTAAACAAATCCAAGTGTCGGTTGCAAAGGGTTTTACGTGACCCATTTCCCCTTGCTTTTTTAATTTTGCTACTAATTTCCAATCTTTTTTTCTAATCATTCCTTCGCAATAAGCATCGTTTGTTTCTAAATTAATAAACATAAAAGCGTAAAAATCGCAATCTTGTTTTATATTGAAGTTTGGAATATGGCAAGTAAAATATGGTTTAGGTTTATATTTCATTGATTGTGTTTTCACATCAATTTTATAATCATTTATTATAAAATCGTAATCATAATTTTGTCCGTCTTCAAATTTTACTCCTTTACTTTTATAGTAGTCTATTAAAACAACTTCTCCAACTGAACCTAAATAAGTCCCTTCTCCGTTTTTTATTGAATTTTTTAATACATCAAACGTATTTCGGTGTTTTGCTCTTTCTAATTGTTCTTGTGTTATTTTAAAATACATTTTAGTTTATTTTTATAGGTTTCTATTAATTCTTTTAGTTCGTCTTTTGTCCATTTTTTTACATCGTGTGCTTTTGCCTGAAGCTCCATTAATCTTTGCGCTCCTATTCGTTTTTCTATGCCTATTTGATAGTTTAACAGGTTACCGCTTAAATAAGTGTTACAAGCTTCGCATTGCAAGTGTACGTTGTCTTCGTTAAACCTTACTGCTGAATGTCCGCCTTGCGAATAGTAGTGACCTGCGTTTTCTTTTTTACAAGGTTTGTTACACGAAATACAATTAAGTCCAGCGTCACGAAAACGAATAAATTTATTAAATACCTGTTGCGCTATTTTTAAATAGTCGTTTGCAGTTTTTAAGTCTTCAACTAACTTTTTTTTCTTCTTGTTCCATTCCTTTAACTTTTGCGTTTCAACCATTGCTTTTATACATTCGTTTTTTAAACAAAACTTTTGTAGTGTGCTGAACGGTGTGAATTCTTCTTTGCAGTTAAAACATTTTTTAGTTCGTGTTTTCAAAGTTCCGCGTTGTTAAATTCTATAATTTTTTTTAAGTCTTTTACATCCTGTTTTAATTCTAAATTTATGTGTTGTAAATCAAAGTTAATTTGTCTTGTCGCTCTAAATTCTTTTTCTAACGTTTGGTAAAC